TCAGAGTCTGGCTCTATGGGGCATGTATGGGACACACTCTGTTAACTGCTTATTGAGCAGTTCTATTTGCCCGATATTGTTATCTTTCATCCATGCTCCGTAAACGTTGAATACCATTTGTGCGTTTGCATGGCCCATTTGGTTTGCTATGAAGCTTGGATTCGCTCCTGCCGATAATGCCCAGCAGGCATAAGTATGTCTGGACTGATAGGCTTTTCTGTGCCGTAGTCCAGCTCGTCTCAATGCTGATGCCCAGGAATCTCTGATGGAATCTGCTTTATAGTGGTGGCCGACTTGCTGGCATTTTTTCACCAGTTGCGGATTAAAAACAAACGTGCATTCATGGCTTGTGGTGCGTCCGAACTCCCTCAGTTTGACATCAATTTGATATTGCGGGCCAAACCTTGTCATTTCAGCCTGACTTTTCAGGGCATCAACAGCTGGTTGAACAAGATGAATAACACGATCAGTTCCCGCTTCTGTTTTTGGTAGAGTGAACTCCCCGAGTTTTGTATAATTACGACGGATAGTCATTGTTTTAGCTTTTAAATCAATATCCTCCCAGGCGAGAGCTATTAGCTCACCGTGACGAACGCCTGTGTATACTGCTAAGGACCACAGGTTTTTCGTTTGTTGATGGTGACAGGCAGCAATAAAGCGAATAAATTCGTCACGCGTGAGCGGATCTGGCTCTGTTCTGGATCTCTTTAATGGTGTCAGCCCGTTAAATGGGTTTGACCCGATATAGCCGTTATCAGCCGCAAATTGAAACATTCCTGCAATTGTCGTCATGTAGTAATTAACCGTAACTACCGATCTCCCTTTAACCGGCGTTGTTTTTCCATTAGAGAGATTATGATACCCGGTTAACAAATCTTTCCTGATAAACAGTAAATCTTCCTTTGTTACAGACGAAGCAAGACGTTTTTCCCCTATGCGAGGAAGCATGTTTCTCACCACGGATTGATACCGACTGAATGCATTGCTTCCTATCTCAATTTTCTTAAGGTCCAGCCATTTTTCCGAAAGTGCCTTAACGGTTATCTCTCTTTTTCCCAGACCAAAGTGTTTCAGGTTAGGGGAATTAGGGAACTGCGCGGCGTAGTCGAAACTCCCCATTCTGATTGCAAAACAAACGGAAGTGCGAAGTTCACCTGCGATCTTCCGGTTTTTGGCGGTGTCAGGAACACCGAGGTTTTCTCTGACACGTTTGCCATTATAGTGAAACCATATGCGGAGTGATCCGCCATGGTTTTCAACGCCTGTCGGGTATGATGCGTTACTCATTAAACCTCCCAGACGTCCAGGAGCATTAACAGGTTAACCGGAACTTGCATTTTTGGCACCTGGTTGTTTCTGGTTTTCGATCCATCGCATAATTTCTTCGATGTTGTACAGGCATTCACTGTAGTGCCCGGGATCACCTTCTACAGCGTAATGGCGGTATTCTTTTCCCTGCATCCATGACTTTCTTCTTGCCCGCTCAATGGTGCCAGGCTTTAGCCCTGTTGATGCAATGAGGACTCTCTCCGTACACCATTTGCTGGGGGTTATCTGATAGATGATTGTCTGCATGCCAACCTCATAAAACTTTCATCCACGGCAGTGGCACCACACGTCAAACATTCGTTTCACAACTTCACGGCAGTAGAAGCCGTCAACATCACGGGTCAGGTCGTAGCGATTGTCGAATGTGTTGCGAACCCAGAACTCAAAAGCCGTATGCATGTATCACCTCCGTTGCATTGCGCGTAATTTTTTCAGGTGCTTTTCCTGCTCAGTGTCCGCGAGAATTTTGCGGTACTCCTGGTGGTCAATATGTTCGAACAGGTTGTTGAATTCAGTGATGCGTACCCGCCCGGAGCGTCCGTCCATCCTCAGGAAGAATACCGAGTGAACAGTACTGCGAGTAATTTTTACCGGATAGCCAGCGCTATCCGTGTATATTTGCCCACTCTGAATAAGTGCGAACATGTGGTTATCCCCAGCGGCAAATTGCAAAAACAATCAGAGCGATTGATATTGCAATGCCAACAATTGCAAATGCTTCAGGCCAGCTCATTTATTGTTCTCCAGTGGTAGTAAATCTGGCACTGTTACGCCAAACAATGCTGCCAGCGCACGATAGTTCTGCTCACTGTGATAGCGGCCTTTACAGCGAACCAGTTTTTCCGCAGCGGATTTGATTGTTTCCAGTATTGCTATGCGCTTCTCTGATGTTTCAAGTAACGCTTGCTTATCACGTAGCGCTTCTTCCAGTTCAGTAACATGGCATTCACTATCAATAAGGTTGTTCTTTGCAGCTTCCAACTCAACACGCAGCTTCCCAACCGTAAGCGCAATATCCTCGTTCTCCTGGTCGCGGCGTTTGATGTATTGCTGGTTTCTTTCCCGTTCATCCAGCAGTGCCAGCACAATCGATGGTTTTACCAGCTCATGGAAAAGGTCCGAGTCAAATCCCCAGTCGTCATACATTGCCTTCTCTGCCGCCTCACGCAGTGCCTGGTAATTAATTTCGCTCACTGGTTGCCTCCTTTGTGCCACATCGCATTCAGATATTTGTTTTGATTCACTGACGGAAAAGAATTTCTCTTAAGCAATTCCTCTATCGATGGCATTGGCTTTACGCGTTGGCGAATAATCATTTCTGCCGGAAGAATGCCGGGATTGTATGCAAGTCCTCTCATGATTTACTCTCCACGAACTGGTCAATAGCCATGCTAAGTGACACACCTAAAGTCTCGATATGCTGCTGAATATCCTGTAGCGTCTGCGCCTGAGATAACAGGATTTCACGGTTGCATAACTCTTTAACCAGATGCTCAAACTTGCTGTAATAACCGATACGACTTAGTGTTTCTTTCCCTGCATTCTCGCCTTCTTTGATAATTCCTCTTTCGCTAAGAATCAGATCGTGTTTGGTTCCGGTAATAACGTATTTTCCGAGGTCGATGTTTAGCTTCATTGTTAATTACTCCATGTTAATTTATTTGTATGCCTGCTCTTTCTTCATCGAGTTTTTTTAGCTTGTATCGCATAGCTCTTACTGAATAAATGGAGCGGCAGGTTGCAATTGCTATTTCTTCTGCGGAGAACTTACCGAAAAGTGATACTTCGGCTCTTGTCCAGCGTCTTCCTCGAAGTCGGCTAACAATGTCAGCGCCAATCCTTGTTGCTTTCGCCATTACTGCTTTTTCAGTCCTTTCCAGTTTTTCAGCGATAACTTCAACTGGCATTGTCGCCGCTACTTCGCGCAAGAAATCGACTTCCCATTTCTCCCATGGAGTCTTTTTCATAGGCGATACCGTTATTTGATAAGAAGTGAAGGTTTCCCAACTTTGAGTTGAGCACCGGGGATATTTATTCCTGCCTTTAGTTGGTGCTTGATTGCCAACTTGTCGGCTTTAATTGTCGTTTCGAACTCAACGTATTCAGGAGGAAGGGCGCTTGAGTCGATGATTTCTACAGTTTCTGACGGTTTGCGGATTGTTACCTGGTGAATACCTGCTCGAATCTTTTTCTTGCCAACCATTTCAAGCGATGACGCTATATATGCCATAATGCTATCAATCTTATTTTGAATTACTGCTGCTCGTTCATTCAGTGACTTTGCCTCGTCCTTGAGGCGTTCAGCATAACCAGATTCATTTTTAATAATGGCAAGAAGTTGCTCTATTTTATCGGTAAATTCTCCTTCCATGCCTTCTATTGTGTCAGCAATTATCTCTGGCTCTAAATCTGAATCCATCAGCTTTGCGTATTCATTGGCTATTTCATACAGTTTGCTCACTGGCAACCTCCAGTTTCGCTTTGCATTCTATGTAAATGGCTTGTACGTTCTGCTGCAATTTCATTCCAGATGTCAGGCGATATGCTTCTGCAAAATATCGCTTCAAATCATCCATGTTTTCTGCCTGAGCCATTTCATCACAAAGAAGTTGTGCTTTTTCCATAAATTCCTGCTGGCGTTTCCGTTCATCTTCGCGGATATCTTCCTCTGATTTGTGCGGCATAACTGGTTCCCGATGCATACCTTCATCTTCGTTAAGCAGGTGAATGGCATTATCCAGTCGCTGGGCTTTAGGCCAGTATTTGCTGGCGCGTTTAACTATGGTTTTACGCGCCATCTCTTCCCAGAATGTCTTCCACGGTCCATTCTTTGCCTTGCTCGTTGCTTCCACAGCTTTAATTTCTGCCAGACTCATTTCTTCAGTGAGGTAGTCACCATCTGCTGTTTTAACCGTGCAATAACCACCAACAATAGAGCCTCGCTCATCAAATGCGTTGTATTTGTGGGTTGGTGCTGAATCAAGGCCGTTTGATTCATAGGTGTCGTTTGAGTACACCAGTTTGCATTGTCCCCATTTAATTGAGCCTGTCGATTGCGCAAGATGAAGTAATCCCATGTAACTGATATCAAGGCACACCATGCCGTCGCGCGGAACCAGATAAGCCAGTTTGCTAGCCGGGTTTAAGGTGATGCCGATCGCCGCAACATTGATGATGGCGTTCTGTGCGCTGGTTGGATTTGCCAGTGCCGTTTTAGCCAGGTAATCATTTTTCTGGAAATACTGAACCGCCCCGGAAATCCTGGA